TGCTTTTGAGAACATTTCTGACGAGAATAAGGAATGGTATCTTGATTATCAGGAGTTTATTGCACCTCTGGTTGCTGTGGTACAGGAGCAAGAAAAGCGCATTGAAACTCTGGAAAGGATGATTGCAGATGGCGTACACGAGTAAATTCAGCGGCTCAGAAATTGACGAAGCTGTTGAAAAATCCCTGGGAAGTGATGCACTCCCTAAAATTAGCACAGATGATAATGGCAAGGTTTTACAGGTTGTCAACGGAGCCTGGGGCGCACAAGTCCCCAGCTCCGAAGCACAGGAAGCGGCATACGAAGCAAAACTAGCGGCGGCAAACGCCCAGACAGCGGCAGATAATGCCGCCCAGGATGCGAAAAATGTGCAAACTGCCGCAGATGAAGCCAAAAAAGTTGCGGAAACAGCTCAAAAGACTGCTGAGACAGCCCAAACAACTGCCGATAGTGCCACAGCGGCGGCTAAAACCGCACAATCCACAGCAGATGATATTAAAGCCTATATCGGCTACACAGATGGGGATATTGTGGGCTTGCAGGTGGACTACGAAAACAAATCCTTTACACGCTTGGCGGGTGCAACGAGCCTTACTGCTGGCTCTGACTTTGATAAATTCGCCATGTTTGGCGGGAGAAAACGTTGCAATGTTGCAGATGATGGAACAATTACAGCGTGGTATGGTGATTCTAACTTTGTGGAGGATGGCTCTAATGGGCAGGTGATGGTTTATCAGCCCAAATTTTATTACCGTGTGGTTCCTCTCAAGCTGGAGTCTCAGACGGATGGCGTTGGCTATCACCTCAGAAAAGCTAACTATTATGTGAGTGCTACCCCTAAAGTTGGATTTAAACTTCATCCTGCGTTCTACGATTCGAACGGTGAAGAGATTGATTATATCTTTCTTTCTGCTTATGAAGCCGCATTATGGGATGCAGATGCTGGAAGTGACGGAACAGGTGCTTGGATTACCGACAACATGAACTATTCAGCCCAAACGGTGAAAACCGCTACTGATAAACTTGGTTCTATCGCAGGTTGTCAGCCTATTTCCTATATCACAAGCCCTAACCTTGAAACCCTTGCAAAGAACAGGGGCGACGGTTGGCATAATGATTTGATTAAGGCTGAAAGTGCTAATCAGATGTTGATGATTATTGAAATGGGAATGATGAACCTGCAAACAGCCATTGCAAACGGTGTTGTTTCCATATCAGATAATAGTTCTTACAACTGTTCTTCCCCGACGGGTTCGACTTCCAGTATTGGCAATGGTACAGGTCAGGCAGATTCCACAACCGATTACACCGGAACAGCCCAAACCGCAAACGGCAAAACAAGCATTACATACAGGGGTGTTGAAAATCCTTGGGGTAATATTTGGAAGTTCGCTTATGGAATCAACATTTATGGAAACGGTTCACAGAAGGGCGGTATTCCTTATATTTGCACTGATTACAACTTTGCTGAAAGCAAGAACAGCGGAAATTATGAATCAGCCGGATTCACACTTGCAAACGCAAGCGGTTATATTTCCGCTATGGGCTATGGTAGTGAAGATTATGATTGGTTGTTCATGCCATCTGAAACCACTGGTAACAGTTCAATCCCGGTTGGTGATTACTTCTATGTTGCCGCTAATTTGAACGGATACGAAATTGTTCTATTGGGCGGTAGCTGGCGTATTGGCGTTGGTGCGAGTGGTGCTTTCTCTTGGAATGTGGATGTCGGTGTTGGTAATCGTAGTCGGGGTATCTGCGGTCGCTTGGTGTATGTTCCTACCAAGGACAATACCACTTATGCCGCTGCTATCACTGCATGGAAGCAGAAAATGTTGGCATAATTGCCATAAAAGAAGGTGAAGCAGTATGATTGATTATGGCATTCAGCAAAGCACAATCAAGCCAGATGAGTTGGAGTTTACAGAAAGCAAAGTTTTTGTTGCTACCAACATTACTGAAGTTTCTGAGCGAGGAACGGACGAAGAGCCAGGCTTTAACGGCTACTCTTTTCAGCTCGTTGAGTACTCAAAAGATGAGTATATCCGGCTCGTTTCTGAGAAAAACAGCACCTTGGAAAAGCAACTGGTAGATACCCAGCTTGCGCTTTGCGAAGTGTACGAGTTGATGGCGTAAGAAAGGAGTAAATATAATGGCAAAAGTTTATGCAAACCTTATCAAGCTGGGACTCAAGTCCGTTGATGAGGTTCCGGAAAAGCTCAGAGCGGCAGTTCAGGCGATTTTGGATAGCGATTCTTAATCTGGATTAAAACGGTTAAAAAACTGTGATAAAATAATCAAAGGAATGATACAGAAATGTATTTTATTGTAAAAAAGAAAGTTTCCGCTCGTGACTTTCCCAGCTCAAAAACTGGCAAAAGTGTGAAAACTCTGGCAGTTGGAACACTTTTAGAGGTTGATACTTGCGGACGATTTGAAAACAAGGAGCTTGGGAAAACTTATCTCCCAGTGCTGATTGATAATGCCTATTATTGGGTACATGATGCTTATGTTACCGCCATTAGCGATGCTCAAGCGGCGGCAATCAAGCACGGGGAATCCTGGCTGGGAAAGAAGCCCCAAACTAAGGCTATCGCCTGGTACAACTCCACGCCTGTAGGGAAAAAGAATCCGAAGAAAAAGGAAGCTTATTGCACAGTAGGCGCACTCTGGGGAGTATCCCAGGGCATTGACTTGGGTGATTTAATCTCCAAAAACGCCCCCACTTTGGAAACAAAAGCACGAAAAAAAGGTATTTTCCACGCTAAAGATAGCGGATACACTCCTAAATGTGGCGATTTGCTCTTGTGTAAGGGGAGCGGAAAAACCAGTGCAAGCCACACTGAGTTGATTGTAATCAAAGTTGGGGAAACTCTCCACACTATCAATTATAATAGTTCTGGGATTTGCAAGCGTCAGGAACGCAAGGTATCCGATAGTTATGTATACGGCTATGTGGAAATGAAATTTTAATTGGTAGGTGTTGAAATGATGCAATATTTGATTACTTTTGCCTTTATTGTGATGGATTTTGTCACCGGAATTATGAAGGGGTTTGCCACTCACACTTTTAAAAGCTCAGTGATGCGGGAAGGGCTTTATCACAAAATCGGATTGATTATGATTGTCGCCCTGGGTGTGCTGGTTGATTACGCACAGGGGTATCTTGATATCGGTGTCACGGTCCCCGTTGCTGGTGCTGTTTGCGCTTATATCTGTTTGATGGAAATTGGTTCAGGAATTGAGAACATTTGCAAGATTAACCCTGAAATTTTGCCCGAAAAAGTTACATCTCTGTTTCTGGGGCTGAAAAGTAGCGGCGAAAGTAGCGATAAGAGTAACGGAGGGGAAGAATGAGCGATACTATTAACGAAGCTGGAAAAGCTCTTGTAAAGAAGTGGGAAGGGCTTAATCTCACAGCTTATCAGTGTGCCGCTGGTGTCTGGACAATCGGATGGGGGCACACGGGAACGTACAAGGGCAAGAAAGTAGCCAAAGGAATGAAAATCACAAAAGCAGAAGCTGAAACTCTACTTGATGCTGATTTGAAAAAGTTCTACGGCTACACCAAACAGATTAGCTATGTTCCGGTTGCTCCTGCGCTGAACGACAATCAGCGTTCCGCACTTGCTAGTTTTGCTTTTAACTGTGGCGGGAATAATCTGAAAACGCTGTGCAAAGACCGCACACCAGCAGAAATTGCTGACGCAATGCTGTTATACAATAAGGCGGCGGGGAAAACCCTCGCTGGGCTGACGGCACGGAGAAAAGACGAACGGGAACTATTTTTACTCGATTTGAAAGGAAATCACGATATGGATACGCTAAGAAACGGAGACGAAGGACAGCAGGTGAAAGCCTTGCAAAAGCTTTTGAATGCCGGATTGACGATTGATGGCATCTTTGGCAACGCCACGGAAGCCGCTGTAAAGGACTTCCAGGGCGCAAATGCGCTGACTACTGATGGCATTGTTGGGGTAAACACCTGGACGAAATTGCTCGAATAAATCAAAAAGAGAGGGGCGTTTAGCCCCTCTCTATCAAATCCAATATGAATCCGAATAACCGCTAGCCACTATTGTACGCCGAATTATACTTCTTCTTCACAATAATTCCTCCTGGTTAATCACTACATAGCATTCATTGACCGGTTCCCATGCATATAAATCCTTGCACATAGCTTCGAAATCCTCCAGATTGGCTGGAATCTTCCATCCAAACACAACATCCGAAACAGGCTCACCATTGTAGAGACTTGTAACCAGCAACGCTGGCTGACGGCACGTTTCATCGCCATCGTCAAAGGTGGCGATAGCTGTTACTTCCTCAATGTGATAAACAACACCGTAGCGGTCTGTAATTTCAATAGCCTTCATAACAATTTCCTCCTGTTGGGTGACTTATTGTTTTTTGTGTCCCCCTCTTGATGATTAAATTATAGCACACCTCTCCCAAAATGTCAACAACAAATTTAAAAAATTAAATAAAAATTGGAAGTGACGAAAAATGAGCGAGCACAGCGAACATTTAAATACTCGCCGCAAACTCAGAGCAATTCCCACAGTATCCCAGTTCAACTCCCTTTTGGATTCTTGCACACTTTCAGAGCAAGATAAAACGATTATAAAACTCCATTATATTCAAGATAAGGATTTTGGCTATATCGCCGACATAATGGGATTTTGTGAAAAAACTGTAAAGGAACGTCACAGAAATGCTTTAAAAAAGCTTTCAAAAGTTATTTAAAAAATAAGAGCCTGTCCACATTTGGGCAGGCTCTTTTCTGTTTCTTTGCGGTTACTTTTGTATTGCAATTAAGTGGTATTATTCAACCATCTTAACAGCACAGTCGTCGGCTAACTCCCACGCCCACATATCCCCAGACATGCTCTCAAATTCTTCTGTGCTGGTCGGGAGCTCCCAACCGAACACAACGTGTTCAAACTTTTCGCCGTTGTAGTAATTGGTTACTAACAGGGCTGGCTGGCGGTACTCTTCTCTTCCATCACACGGCGCAACCGCTGAACACTTCACAACGTGATAAGTGTTCCCGTAATAATCTTCAAAGTCAACGGCATAAAGTTCTCCTTCGTCAACGATGACCACCGTGTCACCGTCTTTGATGTTATCAGGGTCAACTGCCAAGATGCACCCAGCCCCGCCCTCGTCAACGGGTGTGGTGAGGTACTCAATGATGCCCTCCAGGTCGCCAACGGCTGTAGGCTCGCCGAAGATTCTGCTTTCTTCCTCGCTGTAAATATCAGCAAGGATGTCGTTAGCCATGTCACTTCCCCAACCGCGTTTCCATGTGCTAATTGTGATGTCAGCGACCTTGCCATTGTTCTTATCCAAAACCTTCATTTTGTGTTCCTCCTATTGGGGGGTGTTGTTTTTTGTGTCCCCCTCTTGATGATTAAATTATAGCACACCTCTCCCCAAATGTCAACAACAAAATTTAAAAAAATAAAGAAAAAAATCGGAGGTGACAAGCTGTGATGCCATACTACGGATATCCTCAGCCGATGCCTTATCAGCCATACAATCAGATGTACAATCAAGCACCAACGCCCACCACACCACAGGCACAGCCTGGCGGAATGGAGGTGGTTTCCGTCCAAAGCGTCTCTCAGGTGGAGCAAATCAGCGTCCAGCCTGGGCAACGGCGGCTTGTGATGGTGCAGAATGAACCAGTTATAGCGGCACGAGTCGCAGACCAGATGGGGCTTGTGAGTACCGAGTATTACCAGCTTGTCAAATTCACGCCCACCACGGGTGCGGCGGTTCCTGTTTCTGGCAATTCGGAGTTTATCACCAGAAAAGAATTTAATGAATTTGTTGCAAAAATCACGCAAAACACAGGAAAGGAAACTGAATCATGAACCCTTTGTTTCAAATGATGGGAAATCCCGTTGCCAATAACCTTAACAATATGATTGGAACTATTAGCCAATTTAAAAATTTTATGAGCGGCAAAAATCCTGACGCATTAGTGCAGGTTTTAGCCCAAAAAAATCCTCAATTTGCCCAATTTTGGAAAGCAAATCAGGGGAAAACCCCTCAGCAGATTGCCAGCGAGAACGGCATTGACTGGGACTCTTTAAGAAATATGATGAAATAATTGTTTGCGCAAACATTATTTAATAAATTTAACAAATTTTAGAAGGTGAATGTATGTCTATGGACAATTTTTCCCTTTCCGATGTTGCCGCTGTGACCAGAAACAATGATTATGATGGTATGGGCGGCTCTTGGTGGATTATCCTTTTGTTTGTAGTGATGTTCGGTTGGGGCGGCTTCGGCGGCTATGGTGGTGCTGGAAACGGCGCAATCACCGAAGCGCAGATGTGCAACATGAACAACTTTACCCAGTTGGAAAATTCTGTCGGACGGCTGGCAGATAGTCAGGCTCAGCAGAATATGATGATTTCCAGCGGAATTTGCAACCTCGGTTACCAGAACTTGGAACAGTTTAGCGGAATCCAGCGTGACCTTTGCACAGGTTTTGCTAATGGCGTTGCCGCTACCAATGCGGCATCCGCTCAGGCTCAGCAGTGCTGTTGCGATACCAACAGAAACATTGACCAGCTGAGATACGATGGCGCAATGAACACTGCATCTATCAACGCCAACACCACTGCGCAGACGCAGAAAATCCTTGACGCTATCTGCGGGAACAGAATGGCAGATATGCAGAATCAAATCAACCAGCTCCAGCTCCAGAACGCTGTTGCCGGTGTGGTTCGTTATCCCTCTGCCACCACTTACGCTACCACTTGTAATCCGTTTTTTAACAATTCTGCCTGTGGCTGTTGTGGCGGCAATATTTAAGTCAATCCGGCTGGGAATGTTTCACGTGAAACACTTGTTTAACGCAAGTAAAATCGCAGTGTGAAACACAATATTTAATACTCAGGCGGGGCGAAACCCCGCCTATTTTGTTTTGAGGTGAATTTTAATGGCAAAATCTGCAATCTATACCGCAAGTACTGGCACTCAAACTGTTTCCGCTGGCGGCACTATCGCCCTGGGAAGTGTTGTTCGGCGTTTTGGTGGGTGCGTTAATCTCAACGGAAACGGAATCAACCTTACCGCACCTGGCTATTATCTGGTTAACGTCTCTACTACAGCATCACCCACTGCGGCGGGTAACATCTCGCTTACCATGCTTAATAATGGTGTAGCTGTCCCTGGTGCAATCTCCACTAGCTCAGTCTCCACCGCCGGAAGCCCTGCTACACTGGATAGCACAATTATTATCAAAGTTAACTGTTGTGGCAATGCCGCCACCCTCACGCTGGTCATGTCTTCCGCCGCTACGGTTAATAATGTGGCTGTTACTGTGGTCAAAATCTAATGGATAATCAACTAAATTCCATTGATTTAGTGTCTATTCTCTCGTTTTTTCTGGGATATCAAAACTTATTGGAGAATAGACAACAGTCTGCTCATAATGATGTGCAGGCGGCGAATGACGCACAAGCTCAGTTTCTGCTGGAAAAGTTATCGGCTCAATTTTCGGCACAAAATAAAATGCTTGAAGAAATCTTAGCTATTTTAAGGGGCGGTGAAAAAGTTGGAAACTAAAGCAATCTTTGAAAAAATCATAAATCACCAGATTGAAGGGCTCATGATTCATTCGCAGATGGCTGACTACTACGACTTTCTGGGGCTTCACGGCTTTAAACGCCAACATGAGTACCATTATTTAGAAGAATCTTGCAATATGAGGGGAGTTTCACGCTATTTTATCAACCATTTCGGGAAATTGCTGTACCCCGAAAAAGTTGAAAATCCTGAGATTATCCCTGAGGCGTGGGAAAACTTTAGCCGGATTGCGAAGCAAAACGCCGTTAAACTTTTGGTTGCCGAATGGGTAGACTGGGAGCGGGAGACTAAAGCCCTAATGCAAAAAGCCTATCTCCAACTGGAAGAAAACGGAGAAGTTGCCGCCATGCTCAAAATCAAAGAGTTAATTGAAGATGTTGACTGCGAATTAAAGCACTCAGAACGGCTTTGCATCCGCTTAAAATCACTGAATTACAACCTCGGTGATATTTACGCCATGCAGGATGAATGCCATCACAAATTTAAGAAGAAACAGCGTAAAATAGGGGTGAAAATATGCTAAACCTTGACGAAATTAACAAAGAGATTTTAGAGCTTGAAAAGCATGATACAACTTACGCAGTCTGCGAACGGCTGGCATGGCTCTTGATTGTGCG